CTTACCGGTATAGTCATCGATATCACGAAGCATCGAGACACGATCACGAAGGATCTCGGTATTACGAAGTTCTGCGAAGTGGTTGTCCTCGGCATACTCGTACTTGAAGTTAGCCTTGAACTCTGCCCAGTCTTCTGATGTGATAATACCCTTGAGAATCAGTTGCTTCTCAAGGATACGTGTGAATAGATCAGAGAATCTGGCACGAAGTCTTGTGACAAACTTAGCGAACTTGACCTCGTCACGTGTGATCTCTGTAGCACGACCAAAGCTGTACTGTGCAGATGGATCCATACGGCCGATAGGAACGTTTAACGACTTATAGAGTTTATTCTGGAAGTACGTTACGTCATCCATCTGACCAAGGTTCTGCCCGCCCGGGAGGGTGGTGATCTCGGTCCCCTTGCCGCCTTCACGACGTGGTAGCCAGAAATCCTCAAGCATAGTCATATGTTTACGATCGTCACGAATCTCACCAGTGGTCGCATCATATACGACTTTATTCTTGAAGCGAGTCATAACATCACGAAGATACTGTTCGGCCTTAGGCTTTGGCAGGTTACCGACATCAATATAGAAGATACGACGTTCAGGAGCACGTGAGATACGATAGATGACCAACGAGTCCTCCATCGCCTTCAACATGTTCAGTGGCTTAATAGCCTTCTGAAGGTAACCAATAACCAGGTCGCCATTAACATTGACAAGACCGGATGATACATTTACGATGGAGTCGACAGCGATCTTAAGACCCTGGGCTCCGGTATCCTGGAAAGGTGCAGTGTTATTAGGAACTCCAGCAGTCTTCGAGAATCCCTTCTCGTTATAGATGTAGAACTCTTCACCAGTCTGTGGAACTGTCAGGTTCGATTGATTAGAGATTCTTCTCTTCTTCTGTGTACGAACCTTCCGAATCTTACGTGGATCAATATAGCGAAGTTCCTTGATGCCTTCACGTGGATTCTGTTCGTCGATCATTGCATGATACAACAGACGGCCATCAACATACCATTTCTTAAAGATCTCGTATGCATACTGGTTAAACTCAAGAAGGTCGACTATGTTGTCGAACTCTTCGAGGATCATCTTCTTAATTTTTTCAGGTTGTTCTAGATCGTCTAGATTAAGTGAAACGATCTCTTTCTTAGGATCAGCAACAATGGCTTCATTGACGATATCATCGATAGCCATCTCAACTTCTGGGTGCATCGCGATCTCGCGATACTTGTTGACTAACTCAGCTTCTGTTCTAACTGCACCATCAAGATCAACGAACGTACCATAAACACCGCCTTCGGCCACAACCATGGCACCATCATCTGCTGCCTTAGGTGCGAACGAAGGAATGTCGAGAGGTTCGACCTTTCTCTTGATTTCAAAACCAAATAATTCTGCCATGTGGACTCCAGTTTAAATAACGAAAAAAGTAAGGGGAGTGGTTACCCCTTACTTATATTAGCGTCCGCCAGCACTACCGGTTGAACTCTGTGCAATTGTCCAGTAGTCGTATTGGAATGTAACCTGGAACGATTCAATCTGATCCGTGGTCGACCAATCTAGATCAATCGGTGTAATGCTGCTTGGGAAGATACCATTAAATTCGTAGGTACGAATCTTTGAACCATCCTTAGCATACTGTGTAACAGATGCAGTTGACTTATAACGATTGATATCACGAACGTTACGCTCTAGACGATTGATCTTGTTTGACCATTCTTCCATTGCGTTACGAATCAAGAAGTCTTCATCGTTCATGATCGTTACAGTCCATTCACCGAATGTACGGTCTCCGGCCAGCTTCATCTGACGGCCGAAGTAGAACACTGGAATGACGCCTAGATCCGATGACGGGATCTGAGCTGCCTGAACCATGAATGGGGTTTTAAGATCACCAGAACTATTTGCAGGGTTTAGAATTTGTACCTGGAATAGATTCTGTCTTGCACCACCATAAACGAGTTGGCTTCTCATGTCATTGATATTAAAAGCCATTGTGCTTTCCTCCTAGTTTCTCTTATTTATTAGAATTGGCCAACGACTTCGGTGAATTCTACACCCGAGCGAACAGCTACGAAGTTCAACTGGATGTAGTTGATGCTCTTAGCTGGCTTGACGTAGATGTCTCCAACGAAACGATTAGAATCGATAACTTCTGCAGTATTGTTTGTTTCATCGCAAACAACACGGAAGTCATAGATGCCGCGGCGACCTTGAACATCACGGAGGAATGGCTCAACAAGATTGCGGAACTGCGCACGAGTGAACTCGTCGTTGAACTCGAACAGTGTCGAGTTCGAAGCGTTCGCAATCGTCTTTTCTAGGACGATGAACAGACGACGTACGTTGATACGATCGAATGCACTGTTACGTCCGAGGGCTGTTTTATCACCATAGAGCACTGTGCCCTGACCTGGGAATGTAACAACTGGATTGATGTCATTCTTATAAAGAACATCACGATCGGTCTTGTTTGGATTGTATGCAAGCTTGACAAGGTTCTTGATCTGACCGCGTGAGAAGCCAGCTGGCGAGAACCATGGGTCACGAAGACTGTCAGAACGCGCAGTTAGACCGGCAATATCACCATTCAGAGGAATGTAACGATATACGTCATTGTACTTGTCATATTGATACTTGTAACCTGAGTCGATCACAGCATATGATGTGTTGCGAAGTGACTGACGGAATGTAACAATATTTGTTGCTTGTACACCATCAACACCGGTACCAACAACATCTGCTCTGTCAGGAGATACGAATACAACGCAATCCTTACGAGTTTCTGCAATGTTATCGATTAGGTAGTTTGCAAGCTGTTCGCCGTTTGTACCACCGGTTGCTTTACCAGCAAGAAGCAATGAAACATCAACCGAAGAGGCATCAGCAAACAGATCGTATGCAGCAGCAAGTGAAGACACCGTCGCGCCTGATTCTGTCTGACCGTCGCGACCACCGTCGAATGACTTCGAATATGGAATTGTAGCAGTTGAATTGCTGATTCCATCGGCTGTTGTCGTTCCAGCACCAGAACGATCGCCTGTTGCCCAGATATAACGTGAGTTGTCGTTAACGACGGTCTTATAGAAGTTTGTAGTACCGTCATCATTCGTTGCATCAGTTGCACGCGAAAGATTCTGATAAACTTCTAGGACCGTGCCTGGAGTTCCTGAGATCTTACCGTCTTCGTCGACAACAACAACGCTGATTTGATCAACGGCTGTTGAACCGATAGATGATAGTTCATCAGATGTACCAGGTTGTACAGATACTGTGTTGTAGTATTCCCACTTACGAGCAATTGTGTTAGCCGTGAAGTTGGTTGAACGGTTCCATGTATCTTCGAATGTGATCGAGAAGTATGCCTGTGTCGAAGCATCGTCAGATGTGACAGCTGGAAGCGACTTGATCTTAAGTGCCTGAGTACCGATTGTGCTGTTACCAACTTCGATATAGTCACCAACCGATAGTTGCTGAAGGATCGTGTTAGCAGCAGTCTTTGTTTCGGCGTATGTCAGAACAGAAGCACTGGCATTCCATGTCAGGAAGACGTTAGCTGTTGCAGAGTTAACTACAACCGAGATACCAGCGGCAGCAAGCTGATCAAGACGATATGTCGAAGCTGTACCACCAACCGATGCATTGCTGAATGGGTTGATTGTCTTGGTATATTGATCCGCAGAATCAACAACCGATACCTTCAGCGAGTTGCCAAGTTCACCAGGATAACGAGCAACAAACTCTGTACCAGAGAATGTAGCATTCGAAGATCCCTTGTTCTCGAAATCATCAGCGTTCTTGACAATGTTCGAAGCAAGCGAAACGTTGGTGCTATTAGCAACAGCGTTGAATGCTAGGTTATTGGCAAAGAAGTTTAGATAAGCATCTGTCGATGTTGTAGCGTTTGCTGTAAGAGTTACAAGAAGCGCAGTTGAGTTAGCAGACACGGTCGATACGAATGTGTTTGCAGGAATGCCGGCGCCGTATACAGCTTGACCAGCAGCAACGCCATGGCTGTTGCCGGTAAGAATGACTGTGCTATTGCTATTCAGGTTTGCAGAAGCGGCAGCTACCGTGTTCGAGAAGCCAGTTGTTACGGCTGCACGAGAAACATAAAGGGCATTACCATAAGATAGGAAGTTAGCCGCTGTGAAGAATGTTTCATAGTTGTTATTTGTTGGTTTGCCGTAGCGAGCAACCAGTGTATTTTCTGAATCTACCAGAGAATGAACTTGCCGACAGGACCCCAACGAAACACACCACCAATAGCACCGACTGTGGTTGCTAGAGCTGGGACGGTTGTTGTAAGATCAATCTCGGAAACGTTAATTCCAGGGCTGACTTGAAACGCCATTGTAATCTCCCTTAATCGAAGGTGTTTAACCAGTTACTTTTGCTTTTATTTATAATTTAGCCAGATTACGCAAAGAGACCCTTGAACTCTGGATTCCATTGTTGGGACATGTCGATGACCTCGACTTGATCCGGATCGTTTAGTTCTCTGCCATTATCCATAAAGAACGAGAACATCTCATTATCTAGATCCTCGTCGCTTCTATTTCTGAGTCTTAGAAGAGTATTAATGTCTGTAAAGTCCTTGAAGTATTGTTGGTTCGACATCCATGCAAACAATACTAATGCCATCACAAGATCATCATGTGCACCTGGTTCAGCTTCGTACGAAGCATTCTTCTTAGAGAACCTGGATAGTTCATAGATAGTATCATGATCGTTAATAATCAGCTGATACTGTTCGATGAGAAGTTTGAGTAGAGAGCAACCGACAGTCTTTGTGACTGCAGTCTGCTTCAATCCACGTTCTGCCTTGTTATTAAAACCGGCAGAGATTCTCTTGCCCTTCGGTCCTGCCTTCTCGGTAAAGATTAGGTTATCAGACTCGTAGTCGATGTACAAAGCATCAGCGACTGTCTGACCGATATCGTTGATCTCGACCAGGATCACAGCATTATTGTACTGAAGTGATGTCTGATGGATCGTCTGGGTGAACTCGGCAGGTGGAGTGACATTACTCTTGTACACACATACCTGATTGTATGGCATCTGAGTGACGTCGATCACCTGGAATGTAGAGTAGTCCAAACCTTTACCATGAGACACGTCGACCGTCATGACATAACGATGATCCTTCTCAGGAAGGAAATATGTCGACAGACCATCTGTCGATGACAGAGGACGTTGCGCAACCAGCGTCTTGAGTACTGCACCAGAGATCAGTGTGCCAGACGAACCAAGCCATGCGCACTCAAATTCCTGAGCAAACTTCTCGTGGTCGAAGTCCATAGCAGCAAGAGTTTCCTGCTTCCATGCATCGTCACGACCAGGAACCATCTGCCAAGGAACCTCGACGTATTGATATCCATTCGTGCCTTCCTTAGCCCCGTTACACGTCTTATAGAAGTGGTTCAGTCCGTTCGGGGTGGAGGTGAATAGGATCTTAGTGGTTTCACCAGACGAAATGGTCGGAAAGACGGAAGCGAAGAACTCGTCCCAGTTTTCAACGAACGCTGCTTCGTCGATGTACAGAAGCGAAATGGATTTACCACGAATAGCAGACGAACTAGTCGCAGCAGCAATAACTTTACAGCCGTTTTCAAGTTCAATAGATCCTTTATTCCACTCGACAACGCCCTGTTGCAGCCAGTCTGGAAGGGATTCGTATGATAACTTTACACGGTCTAGAATTTCTCTGGCCGCATCACCCTTGTTGGCAAGAAGCGCTACTGTCTTGTGCTCATTGAAGAGAATATAATGGAGGATAACCGCAGCAGCCGTCGTAGTCTTACCAGCCTGACGACTGGTGACCACCGTGACACGGCGGTTATTAGAGAGTTTATTAATGATTTCTTTTTGATAGTCATACAGCTTTATCGGAATTAGGCCACGGTCAACGTGGACGATTTGAATATACTTCTCTGCGAAGTAGATCGGATCCTCGGCACATTTAAGCCATTCCTCGACCTGCTCCGCAGTCCACTCTATCTTTTTTCGGGCCTTCTTGAGAAGAGGATTACCGTTGTATCCCTTATCAAAAGCCTTCTTGAGTCTATCTACTACAGACATTATTCGCTGTTATTTCTTCTTTGATCGAGCATCTTCTGCAGTTCAGCAGTCGATCCGACAAAGAGATTATTGGTTACCTGTTGGTTGTTAGCATCCGGTTCAGCCTCAAGAAGTTTCTTCTTCTTCGCCTGAAGATCTAGGAGATCCTTGTTGGCACCGACCAGTGTGTTCATCATGGTCGAGAGAACCTCGTATGCTCTAGGATGTTGTGACTGTCTGGCCACATCCATTAGATCGAAGAGTGCTTCTTGGCCCTTGCCAATCACATCCATCAGATTCTCACGAGCATACTCGAAATCGTCCTGGACTGTTGAATCCTCTGGTTTATCCTGTACCATAGGAAGGAACTGTCTGCTATCATCCGGTTGGATATTTAAGATGTTGTTTAGTTTCTTCATTATACATTACTCTCAAACTCATGAATAAATCCATAGTTATCATCTGCATTAATATTTTGCCACGGTATACTATTATTTGGATCAGATGAAGGTTCTCCTTGATCTGTCAGACCAGGGCGAACAATCACGGTTTCAGTTGTTGTACTATTCGTTGTATTAGCTGATGTAACATTTGCTGTAGGACGTAAGTTAACTTCAATATACTTGATGATACCTCCGTCTGAACCGTCTCCAGAACCAATTCTCTTTGACGGGCCAAATAGATAACCCTTCATCGTGAAGTTCAGTGTCCAGATAATAGCGCGGCGAGTCTCGAAGTTGCCTTCGTACGTATCCTCTGTCGAGATATCATTCAGGATGATAGGAATATCCCATGGCTCGTCTTCCATATCAGGAACAAGATGAACCGATGCAGTCCATTCTGGTGTAAAGTAAGGAAGGATCTGTTCTACGATCTTAGTTCCGTCCTCGGCATTCTTGACAAGGATAGACATCTGGAACGAAATATTATAAGGAACCGGTTGATACTGGCTTCTGTTGTTCTTGACCTTGCGGTTCAATGAATTTAGTTTACGCTCAGAATCATATTGAAAAGAAGTCATCTCAAATGCAATACGGGGAACCGTGATAGCAACCTGGTTATCTAGCGTCGGGTTGCCTTCAAGACGGGCCAGATACTTTTCCTTCGGACCATATGATAGCGGAACCTTCAGTGTCTGAACGGTCTCACCAGAATTATTCTGGCGTGTAACATAGATGTTATTGAAGATCGTTCCGAAGAGGATGACGTATTTTCTTAGTGTGTTGTGTTGAAATGTACTACCAAACATTATACAGTACCTTCTGAGAATGGATCGATCTGTGTCCAGTCAAGGATTGCATCGCCTTCAATTTCCAACTCTGTGTTATCCTCGAACGAGTCACCGGCCTGTGCCTCGAAGTCATAACCGGTTTGAAGGATCTGGAATCCATCCTGTGTCGTGATAACAAAGTTGTCGGTTGTAAGAAGACCATAGGCTTCTAGTGATAGGCTCTTCTTCTCTTCGATCTTATCGATAGCTTCGATGCCTGTGTTGAGGCGCTCTGAGCTGTACTCGAAGATCTCACAGACAAGATCGTACATCTGGATCGCACCCATCTGATAGAAGACAGGTGTTTTGCTGACATACTTGATGACAAGTAGACGGTCTACCATGGGAATATAGATCAGATCGCCTTCCTGTGGACGATCTAGTCCTTCATACTGCCCGATCTCGTCGTTAAAGTTACGAACAGAGATCGTCATCGTCATCTGATCACGAATCTCTAGATTGAACTTAGACAGGAATGTGCCATCGCCTTCATAAGAGTCGTAACTCTTGATGTACATATCGATTTCGTAGTTATTATTATATTCGGAGAGAGCATCTGCGCCGTAGATATCATCCTTGGCTACCAACGTTCTAGGACAATAAAAAACGTCATGACCATAGATCTTGATCGACTCCATTACTAGGCTCTCGATCAGGACTTGTTCCTGACTGTTATTAAAATTGTTGAAGTAGAAGTTAGTCGACAATGGTTTATCCAATCATATCCAAGACAGGCAGCGAATAGGAACTGATCATCTCCTGCTCCATCTTGGTTCTTTCCTCGACAGCATCGTTATAGATCTTCTCGCCGTTAAACTGTACACCACCAGGCAATGACATGCCGGTAAACTTAGTCAGATTCGACCCCCACTGTTGCTTGATAAGAGTGGTTGCATAGTTCTGAAGCCAGCGATCGTTCCATGCGTCGGTGAAAACTGTAGGATCAACGATCTCGTATGCCTCTACCAGAAGATACGAACCGACTGCGATCGTATTCCAGTCCATATCGACATAGAGTCTGTTCTTATGTCTAGAATATCTGATAGGATGCTTGCCGACCAGCAACTCTGTCAGAAGTGCCAGGTGTTCCATAACCATATAGTAAGGAACAACCGAGACGTTCGTCAGGGTGTACAGGTCGTTCAGAGCGATCTGATAACGGATATTGAATAGGTCGTCGGCACGGATCGAAGGATCGCCGATCGAGAAGACACTGACAGCACCGATAATGTTCTCAGGCAATGTGATGTACTTGTTAGCAACATCAGCTTCTGTTACCTGATACTTGTAGTATGTCTTATCGGAACCGTCAAAGTGATAGTCATAATAGTAACGTAAAGCCTCATCGATACGATCATCTACCTGATCATCATCAACGTTAATCTCGATCACCGGAGAACCGAGCTTGCGAAGGCAATATGCTTTGAATTCTGCTTTGGTAGTTGGAGTCGCCATCTTATAATCCCGTTTTTCTTATATTTATAATACTGCCACACCAACTTTTCGATGTACAAGAACTCAAAAGTGTGTTAGAATGGTTATACCCCAAGTGATATATAGTATAGGTGATTAACAGAGAGATTGTTATGGAAGAAATCAGGGCGCATCTTAAAGAACACGGCTATGTTCTGATCAAGAACTTCATGTCGCCGGAAACGGTGCAGCTATGTAAGTCATTTTTAGATCTATCTATGTCGTGCGGCCTTCGCCGTGAAGAGATTAACATTGGATATCTACTAGGTCGCATAGAATATATCGAGCCAAACGTCTTTGCAGACAGCGTATTATTGGCCTACAAAAACAAGGTCGAGTCTATATTTGAGACCGAACTTGTTCCATCCTATATCTTTATAAGACAATATCACGAGGGATCATCACTGGTAATCCACCGGGATCGTCCTGTCTGCGAATTTTCTGTTACTGTACTACTCCATAAAGACGGACCGGGAGCTTCACCCCTGGGATTCTGTGATGACGAAGAGGGAAATAATCCTATAGAGGTCGGAATGGAGGAGGGTGATGCTATTGTCTTCACCGGAGCCAAAGACTTTGACGGAAGATGGCACTACAGACCGCCGGTTACCCAGAAATCTGTGACACAGGCATTCTTGCACTATGTATCACCTGGAAACAACCCAGAATGTCTCTTTCCGTTGCCGATTCATAGAGACTAATAGTTCCAGGTATCCATATCTAGAAAATCAATATTATTATTTTCTTTGATGTTCTCTATGAATTGCTGTTGTAACTCATGAATACGATTCGTCTCTAATGATCTGACCTTAAGTTCGTTCAATTCATTTATCTTTTCTGCCGGGATGGCAGACACATTAGGTATTTCAAAGAAGTCTAGCATCAAATTCAGTTTGTCCTTGTCTACTATATTAGACAGGGATGTTTCATAGTGTCTGACACCCCATGACTCTAGCTTTGCTTTATACTGTCTAGTCAATCTCTCGATCTCAAAACAATACCATAGACAATATTGATAGTCATGAGGATTGTCAAGCGTCATTTTGATGGCATCTTTATCAGTAGGCTTGACAGACGACATAGGTGACTTAGTCGGATCCCATGCCAGCCTGTACCAACTCAATGCAACATCTCTAGGATCTCTACGAAGTGTGATTATATTTGGTTTATAACCATTATCGATGAATAGTTCTAAGTTATTATCCTGGACTGTTAGACACACTGTATCTAGATAATGTTCATAGTTTAAGTTTTCGATATATTCGATCTTAGACTTTATGAATCGGTTCTTCTCTGCTAATGATTTACCATAGATCGAAGAAAAACACTGACCGACGTCGTCAGTACACATATAGTATGATTCGTGTGCAAAGGCGTTCGGAATCTGATTGAATACATGATATAAAAAAGTAGACCCAGAACGCCCTGGTGTCAATAGACACGTAAATTTAGACACTCAACCACCAAACATGTGTGTCGAATACAGTTAGATCGTCAAATGCTAACGGCGATTCAATCACATAAGTTTGAATTATATTTTTAACATAGAAATTATAATAGAAGACATTGCTTCTCAGTGGTGATCCGACCAATACCGGTTTAAATTTGTTTTGTACATACGGAAATAGATCATCATTATAGAAAGGATCACCCATCATGAATAGATCACCATAGTCAGGTGAGTACTGGAATACATCTGCCTGCACAACTTCAATATCTACGCCATTTGCTTCTGCATTCAATTTGATCACTTCGATACTCGGATCATAGTCATCAACAGCGACAACTCTAGCAGCTCCGGCCATCTTAGCAGCGATAGCCACAATCCCGGATCCCGATGCCATATCGACGATTGTTTTCCCGGCTACCAGTTGTGGATTATCAATGATGTATCTGGCCAGGGCTTTTCCACCTACCCACGCGTACGCCCAACACTCGTATCTTTCTCCTGGGTATATAACGTGTGCTGTGTCACAAAGATACAGCTGCATCTCCGGCACAAAATCAACCGGTTGCAGTCTTAGAAGTTTATTCTTTATAGTTAGTTCTGTCATTTACTTTTCCCACATATGTTGATATCTCAGTACTACTGTGTTTATCAATTCTGCTTTTTTATCGAATGTTGGTACATGAAATGGATTCAACCACGGTTTTACAGGATATTGTTCCTTGTGATTCTGTAAACGTGTGACATAATCTGCAACAAACTCTACCGAGACTGATATCCGCGGACTTGCATCCTTATTTGTAGACGAACCGCCCCAGTGTAACAGTTGCTGATTCCATACCAACAAATCCCCGGCTTTGGCCTCAACCGCTACTTTATCATTTTCATAAAAATGTTCTTCCCAGTCAGAATAGTATATTTCCTCTGACTTTGTATAATAATTGGGATCACGTGCCGCCGGTACTACGTGCATGCAACCATTCTCGACGGTTGCATCTGTCAGAGGAATCCAGACACTTATAGACTTTGGTCTTCCATCGTCAAACAACGTTCCAAGATGTCTGTCTCTGTGTACGTTCCATCCTCTTTCTTCTTTAGCCGGATCAATATGCCATGCCCACATATCTGGTAGCTTATGATATTTTTCACCCAACACAGACTTGATATATGCATCAATCCGGGTTGTCAATAGCCAAAACTCATCATACATGAAACACCACACAGGTTGTATATCAAGCTCTTTTAACTTTTCAATACACTTGGCCATTTCATCTAAAGGTAGATCCCATGAATCGAACGGTACATGGAAGTACCCATCTTTGACTATCCTATCATTGACGTCTTCCGCATTCACTTTCGGAGCAGTTGACCAATATTCCATTTCTGATACTGTCAGATTCGGACAAAGTTCTTTCCAATATTGAATATCATTGATAAACATCGATGTTCCCGGCTATTGAAATTCTTGGCATATCTGTAGTATAGAATGGGTTAACACTATGCTTAAGTTTAGCCGGAAACATTACCATAGTTCCTTCCCATTCTTTATCGATGTATAACGGCAAATTTTCTTGTGTTCCGGTATACGAGTTATAATAAAAATTAAACAGAGATGCATCCTGGCTTTTTGCATTTTTGAATACACTCAACTCTTCCTGTAGATCATAAGGAATCTGCAACCATATTACCCATGACGCTGCTCCAGTATGAAAGTGTATCGGATTGAACTCGTGCTTCTTCTGTACGTTTATCCAAGCAGTATCTGGAATATAATATGGATGTTCAAGACAATAGTTAAACCTGTCTCTATATTCAATCCACATGTTATTAATAATCTTTTCAAAGTATGGTCTTACTTTGATTTCGTATTCGCCATGGATCTGACCTACTAAATCTTGGTTATATGGAATCTTGTTTTCAGAATCTTCGAGTGCATCAGCTTTTATCTGGTTAAAGACATCAGGAGGAAGCTTTGTTCTTAATACACCGGGATTTTTAAATTGTATTTCATCGTACATCATGATTTACTTGCCGTTTCGTATAAATTCTACGAATTCTGGAGGCCCCATCTGATACCATCTTCCATCAACTTCAATATTAGCACATATGTTATATGTTGATATGTGCATATACACCCAATTTAAGATCGTAGAATCGATCTTCTGTCCGCTCTCTGCAATACTCCAAAATACATGTTGACCTTTATCACCCCATGTTCTACGTGTGATAATAACTTTAGATACGTCTGGTCTCATCCACTCTGGAATATGCGATGCGTCATCCCTCAACCATTCACACTGATACTCTTTACATAGTGTAGGTCTTTTTGGATATATCGTGCACCCCTCACCACCCAAATAATGGCAAGGACGACCGCGATCCATAGTTTTACCAAAAATATCAGCAACTAGAGTACCATTACAACACTCTTTGCAACTACCGCATTCTCTATTCCGTGTCGGTCCTTGGCTCATCTGTTACTTCACCTTTATCATCATCAGGGGTTTCTTTATCAACTATCTTGTGTGTTTCAGTTTCCATCATTGGAAACTCTTTTTTGTTGACAAGCGCCGGATAGTCTCTGGTTCTATCCTCAATCTTCTTACCGATATAGTCGACTCCACAATATTTATAATAGTCAATCAAAACCGATTCTTCGACATTCTCAAGGTAACTTGTCCACTGTTTGATAGACAGCTGTACACAATTACTATATCGTTCCATTGAAATTACTGGTTTGAACCACTGCTTGGTTGTGTATTCCCCGGAACCTGAGAAGTGGTATGTATGGATCTCCGTAGGAGCATACATGTAATATCCTGCTTCGAACGATGTCATCGTAAGCAGGTGCTCCTCACCATCAAAAAATGATAGATGGTTGATCCCTACATTTTTAAGCCATTCTGTATGTGTAAACAAATTGCCGGCAAACAGGTGCGATGTTGATATTACATCATTCGTCGGCGGCACGTGGTGTCCATGAACACCTAGAATTGAGTTGTGTCCCCACATAAAATATTTTGCATATGTGGTAACGCCGTTTGCTTCAATATGTTTAACCGGAACACCATTCTCATCTAGGGTATATGTCTTAGTACCGCCGTCGATAATGACCTTCTTGCTACCGGACTTCTTGACACCCTTCTTATAGTCTTCAACTAGGTATCTGTCCCAGTTAGGATCGAACAGCATATGGCTATCAATCTGATAGAAGAAGTCCTCATCTCTGACATTCAGAGAGTTGACCTTTCTAGCCCACCCGACGCCATCAGAGTATTGAGGATCGATTCTTTTGTAGAAAACATCCTCTCTTGCAACGAGCTCTGGATATAATTTCTCAAGAGAGTCTTTATAAACCGCCTGTTCAAGAATAGAATACGTCGCCTCGTGTCTGTCTGATTTGTTTTCAATCAGACTCTCGAGTGTATAGTGAAGCAACGGGTCTCTGTAAGAACATATTGAGACGAATATTTTCATTTCGATAACCTAAACACTTTCTTTAACATTTGATACTTGCGATAATACTGTTTGTCATCACCCGGAATATCATTCTTATATTTGTCTACCTGTTCTTGTGTCCCTGGCCCAAACCCGGCATCGAACTCGGTGTTCATGAACGGAATCACGTGTAATAACGGGTCTCCGGCTTTAATATGTACCTCACATTCTCTCTTAGGTACACATATAAAATTAGCTGTATGAAATTTTTTGTAGTCGACAGAACCAGGAAGAACAAGGAGATCATCTAAGAAATTGGAATGATAAAAAGCCGGAAGCAATAATCCTGTGACATTCTTCTTAGCAAAGATACCCCATGGAGACCCGAAGTTTAATGCTGTAAGGGGAACTCCATCCTGTGGTTCAATGATGCCCTCAACAACATTTGGATCCATCGGGCGACCAGGAAGATATCCTCTGGTTCCGCGATCATCTGAGCCGATATAATGCGCGACTCCGGCTTTGTTTGCTTTGATATGGATATCGATCCATGCCGGAATAATATAACCCAACTCTGCGTATTGGATCATGCCAGGGCAGTGCGGAAACATATGTTTGCCGAATTTTGACTTTTGATGTTCGAACGTTAGAGGCTTGACATCGGCTGCTTTGACTACAGGAAACGTCTGATATGCCGTACGATTTATATCTACAAACTCAAGATCTCTCTTTTTCTTTTTGAAAAAATCAAGTATCATTTTCTAGGTTCCCTCAACTCTTGGGTATATACATGGCGCCGCGTGTCCTGCGCCTTCTTGATATTATCAATATGTTTAAACTCTTTTTTGCTCATCTCTCTGATTGTCGGCTTTGATGGAATATCGCTTCTCTTGACAGGAAACACCACGACGAGTGGAGTACCAGCGGGGATAATATCATCAAAGTTTGGAGTATGCCAGATCGCCGGAAAGTTGATCTCTTTAGGATATCTATCAGTATCGACGAGTCCAGACAGACACGTGAAATGGTTGTCAAAGCTATTTACAAGCGGCATAATCATCGTAGAATAACCAGGTTTTGTCTTCATCACCCAATAATTCAAGAATTTTATCGGTGCAGCCGGAAATCCAGGTGCAGTCTTCTCGCCGACTTGTTTGATATCGTGGAATTCACAGATTTTTGCACCGGGAGGATTCGTCAGTTCGATATGAGAACGGTCATGGTTAGAGATTAGATGAAGATCAGCCTGCAAGGGAATCACGTATCCTAGAGTCATTGCGTCTAGCATCGGCATACACCTCTTTGCAGACATAGACCTTGCGCCAAATGTGTCTCGCGCCTCTAGTTCGACTGGGATTTTCTTGAACCAATCGGCTACATATTTTGCTGCGGGTTTTGGTTCTGGAATAACACCATGGTATTCAGGATGGCAATAAAATTCTATCACCGGTTTTTTAAATAAGTTAAACATTACGACTGCCTTTTTCCCATCACCCACATTACAAGAGATTTTCTTTCGCCAGAGGTAACCGGTCTTACACGATGTGGCATCCACGATGCAAAGAAAACGATATCGCCCTTGTTAGGTTTCAATACCTGCGTGTCTTCAAAATTACCGTTATTGCAAACCTCTAGTTCGCCACCTTCGTATTCATCTGGACCTGTAAGCATCATAACAGCGGAGATCTTACGTTGGAAGTTTTGCCAACCGAACTCGACATCCCAATGCCAAGTGTAGTGTTGATCTATATTGTATTTCGTGTATTGAAGGGCATCAACACCGATAATATCATACATGAACTGCTGATGATTTATGGTTGATGTAATTATAGCAAGCCGTTCAAATAACCATTGTGAGTGTTCACAAGGATGAATCCATGCTATATCAGAGTCCCTAACATCTTTTTTGGCATCACTATTGTCTGTGCCAACCTGGCCTTTGCCAAAGTTCTGCAAAGATTCCATGTAAAGGATCTTGTCTACTTCTTCAGTAGTAAATCCACCCTGCCACACACCAAAGCATTCAAGTGGTGTATTATATTTTTGAAAATTAAAACTCATTATATATTCCTCATTATGTAGAGATTATGATACCTTAATACTTATATTACCTCCTGGAGCAACTGTTACCGGATATGTTGCATTATCAGGATATGCATAATAGCTAACAAGAGTCTCTCCAATAGGTGTAGCAGGAGTTCCACCAGACGCAGAACCCGGAGCCGTCACACCAAGTGCCGATGAGGGATTTCCTGCGACTGCAGGAGTATTTGGATTATAAGTGGATGCTGTTCCACCTGTTGGGGCATTATACGCGCCAGTCGACGTTCCACCAGTCGGAGCATTATATGTGCCGGTTGATGTACCACCAGTCGGTGCGTTGTAAGTTCCTGTTGATGTACCACCAGTCGGCGCGTTATAGGTACCAGTCGACGTACCACCAGTCGGCGCGTTATAGGTACCAGTCGACGTACCACCGGTAGGGGCATTGTATGTTCCTGTGGATGTTCCACCAGTCGGCGCATTGTATGTTCCGGTTGACGTGCCGCCGGTAGGGGCATTGTACGTTCCTGTGGATGTACCACCGGTAGGAGCGTTATAACCTGCTAGTGTACCACCTGTCGGTGCATTGTAACCAGCTAACGTTCCTCCTGTTGGAGCGTTGTATCCTGCCAGCGTACCACCAGATGGAGCATTATAACCCGATAAAGTACCGCCGGTAGGAGCATTATATGATGCTACGGTTCCTGGCGTAGGTGGATTGTAGTTTAGATTTCCAGGCGTAGGTGCGTTATAGAAAGGACCAGATGTTGTACCTGCCTTGGCTTTATAAACGTACGTTCCTGTTGCGGTTCCTGGTGTTGGAGCATTATATGTACCAGTTGAAGTTCCAGCAGTAGGAGCGTTGTAAGTTGCAGCTGTTCCTGGTACGATAGCGTTATACTTAGCTGTGCCGGCAACAATTGGATTGTAGTTAGCTGTGCCTGGTGTAATTGGGTTATAGTTAGCCGAACCAGCAACAATCGGATTATAGTTGGCTGTGCCCGGAA